GTTGGTGTAGTAAACGGAGAGCCTTTTATAGAGAGGGTAAATCCTGTGAATTGTGATTATGATAAAGATCCAGATCTAGAATATATAGAAGACGGAGATTGGTTTCTCAGGAGAATGGATATGAGTCCTTCTACTATATATGATAGATTTTTTGATATAATGGATGAAGACGATCTGGATAAAATGTTAGCTTATTCAGAGGGACGTCCTAATTTTGAACGTGGTGCAGATAGTGTGAATACTAAGTCTGTAATGTATCGTGAGAAGTTTTCAAATAAGATGCTTGGTGGTAATTATGATGACGATGGTAATCTAATAACTGTATATCATGCTGTTTGGAGATCATATAAAAAGGTGGGATTTCTTACTATTTTTGATCCAGAAACTGGTGAAAGTGAAGAAACATTAGTTGACGAAACTTATAAACCAGGATTTAATGAAGAAGTTAAATGGGAATGGTTACCGGAGATATGGGAAGGTTATAGAATAGGTGAAGATATATATGTTGGTATAGGACCAGTCGAGTATCAACACGTTTCTATTGATAGTCCTTCTTCTAGAAAATTACCTTATTGTGGTGTTATATATAGTAATTCAAATTCTAGGTCAAAATCGTTGTCTATGATAATGAAACCTTTGCAGTATATGTATATAATATTATGGTATAGGTTAGAGACCGCTATTGCTAGAGATAAAGGTAAAGTGTTGACCATGGATATTACTCAGATTCCTAAGGGATTGGGGATTAGTGTAGAACAGTGGATGCATTATATAAGTGCTCTTGGTGTTAATTTTATCAATCCATATGATGAAGGGTGGGATATACCAGGTAGAGAGGGTGGAAAAGCATCTCCATATAATCAGATTACTTCTGTAGATTTAACTATGGCCGCTGTCATAAGTGAATATATAGGTCTCATGACAAAGATTGAAGATATGATAGGTGAAATATCTGGAGTATCTAAACAAAGACAGGGATCTATACAGCAGAGGGAACTGGTTGGAAATGTTGAGAGATCTGTGATACAGTCTTCTCATATAACTGAACCTTTGTTTTGGACACACAATCAGGTTAAGAAGAATGCTTTGACTATGTTGTTAGATACTGCTAAACATACCTGGTCTGAAAGTAAGCAGAAGAAACTTCATTATATTATGAATGATTCTATAAGAATATTTATGGATGTAAATGAAGATTTTTTATTTTCAGATCATGATATTTTCTTGACAGATTCAACAAAAGAGGAGCAGAATATAGAAGCGCTTCGTTCTTTGTTACAACCGGCTATGAGTAGTGGTGCAACATTGTTAGAGGCTGCAGATGTATTAATGGGTGATAATTTATCAATGATAAAGAAACAGTTGGCTGAAATTGATGCTAAAAAAGCAGAAATGGTTGCAGCACAACAGGAAGCTCAGGCAGCTCTTCAGCAGGCTGAACATGAACTAAAACAAGAAGAACTCAGGATAAAAGAAGAGGATTCTATTAGACGCGCTGATACCTCTTTACAGATTGCTATATTAGGTGCAAATAGTAGAAACAATATGGGTGGCGAATATGATGAAGAAGGTAATAATATAGAACATAGAAAGATAGAACTTCAGGAAGAGAAAATTGAAGAGGATGTGCGTTTAAAAGAAGAACAATTAAAAGAGACTATTAGAAAGAACAAACGAGCAGAAGAACAGAAAGATGTTGAACTTCAAATTCGTAGAAAACAAGCAAATAAACCAATTAGTAAAACAAAATAAAAATGGCAGATAATAATAAACCAGATGTATTCGGGGGATTTCAAGCACTCTCTGATTCTTTAACGGGGGTTAGGGACTTTTCTGATACAACTGATGTGAAAGAAATCGACGATCTGAAGGATATTCTTGGGGATCAGGATGATGTTGATAAGGACGATGACCTTGATAAAGACGTTGATAAGGACGTTGATAAGGATGTTGGTGATACAGATGATGATGTAGATGATGATGTAGATGATAATATAGATGATGGTAAACCGGACAAAGATAAGTCAGATGATGATGTAGATCCTAGTTTGAATGAATTTGAACCAGATATAACTAAGTTTTTTCAAGATAAACTTGGAGAAGAACTTGGTTGGGAATTTGGCGATGATGAGAAATTTGATTCTGTAAAAGATCTAGTTGATTATATGAAGGGTGTTGTAGAGGAATCCTCTAAACCAGTTTATGCAAATGATGAGATAGAAAAATTAAATGAGTTTGTTACAAATGGTGGAAAACTAGAAGATTACTTCAAGGTTGTTAAACCTGGTGGTTTAGATGTTGATTCTATAGACGTGTCTTCTGATGAAGACCTCAAGTTAGCAATAAAAGAAAAACTTGCTATTCAGGGATATAAAGAGGATAAGATCAAGAAGATGTTGAATAGATATGAGGATAATGATATACTTCAAGAAGAGGGCGAAGATGCTGTAGAATTTTTAAAAGATTACAAAGTTAAGAATTCACAAAAGCTATTAGAGGATACTAAAAATAAAGCAGAAGAGGTCAAAAAACAGCAACAAAAGTTCTATTCTACCGTAGAAGAGAATATTAAGAAACTCGAAACTATTCGAGGAATAAAAGTATCTGGTAGGGATAAACAAGACTTACTAGATTATATATTTAAGCCGGATTCTGAAGGCGTTACGAAATATCAGCGTGATTACATGTCTGACGTTAAGAACCTTATAGAGTCGGCTTATTTTACTAAACAGGGGGATAAGTTGATTAGCTCTGCTAAAAAGACAGGAACCTCTGACGCCTACAAAGACTTACATCAGAAACTTAAAGCAAGCAAAGGCAAAAGACACTCAGGTGGTGCGGGAGGCCAAAATGATAGCGATGGTTCTGACTCACTAGCAAACTTAATAGGTAAACATTTAATAGGAAAATAAACAATTAATATTTTAAATTATGGCAATGGAAAACAATTTACTAAACTCTCTTCAGCTCTATAAGACCAAATGGTCGAGTGATCTCGTTGATGAGCGGATGATTTCCAATATGCTACTTACTGAACCCCACAAGGCTACTACAGTCATATCATACATCTTTGGACGTTTTGATCAGGGTAATATTTTGGACTTTCTGACTAATGGTATTGGTCAGACTATGACAATTGAAAACCGTGAATACGAATGGGATGTTATGATAGAACATGATAAAGCTGTTGCGATTAAGGCCGCTGCTATTGACGGGAGTACAACTCTTACATCTAGTTCGGTTCCTGGTCTCAATAACTCGCCTATCACACTCTGGTTAGCAGAGAAATGGTTTGGTCCCGGTGCAATACTTGAATTCGATGATAAAGAGTATCAAGTACGTGTAATCGGTGAACCTTATCAAGATGGTAGTGATTGGGTTTATACAGTTGTTATGGCTGATGGTCAGGCAGATTCTTTTGTCCCACCGTCAAATTTAGCAGCCGGTAAACAGGTAAGTAGAGTTGGTAGTGCATATGAAGAGTATAGTGAAGAGGCTGATATTTTGAATTATCAGGCTCCTTTCAAACTGAGGAATCAGCTTACAACCATGCGTTTGTCTTATGACATCACTGGTAGTGCTTATTCTACAGTTATGGTTCTCGCTATGCGCGATCCAAAAACTAAGAAATCTACATACTATTGGTCTGTGTACCAAGAGTGGGTAGCTATGAGGCAGTGGTACGAACGTGTCGATAGAATGACTGTGTACTCAAAATACAATGCTAACTCAAATGGCACTGTTGATTTGAAGGGTACGAATGGTCGTCCTGTATACATCGGAGCCGGTCTTCTGCAACAGATAGCTCCTGCAAACAAGAAAACATATACAACTTTGACTTTGGAAACGCTTGATACGTTTTTGTCAGATCTGTCTTACAATATACTTGGAATGGGTGAACGTAAGTTCGTCGCTCTTACTGGAGAGATGGGTATGCGTGAATTCGACAGAGTACTGAGATCAAAAGCAGGTTCATATCTATTACTTCCTTCTACTTATTTTGTAAGTGGTTCAGGTCAGAATCTAACCCTTGGTGGTCAGTTCACGACTTATAAAGGACTTAATGGTATTGAAATTACACTTAAGCATTTTCCGCTTTATGACAACCCGACGTATAACAGGAAACTTCATCCGATCTCAGGGAAGCCACTCGAATCATATCGTATGACTTTCATCGACTTCGGTCGTAGAGATGGAGAAGCTAACGTACGTAAGGTGGTTCGTAAAGACCGTGAGATGGTAATGTGGTATACTGGCGGATCTGTAGCTCCTGGCTCAGGTCATGCTAAGTCCATAGGAACTCTTAGGTCAAATGCAAAAGACGGTTATAGTGTACACTTCCTGTCAGAACAGGGAATTATGATACTTGACCCGACAACTAGCGGAGAATTAATTTGCGACGCTGAATAAATAAATATGAGGTATGCGGGGTTCTTCGGAACCCCATAATACTTTTTTGTTAAACCGTTAAAACGAGGAAATATGATAGTAATATTACGACCGATTGCAAAGAAATCATGGTCAGGATTAATTAAGTATAGAAATTGTTATGAGGACATAGGTCCTTATTTTACTAGGTCAGGTAGAGTTTACACTGGCTTAACAACAGATGATGAAACTAGGTTGGGTGGCATATTGGGCTGGGATCTAAGATCAGCATCGGATTTTTGGAAAGAGTTTTTTATAAGAACTTCGGGTAAAGATTTGTATTTAGATACAAATGATCCGCATGATGAATTGAAATACTTATTTCTTAAAAGTCATAAAAGAGTTAAAAACTCAATAATGGAAAATAAAGCTTCTGCTAATTTTGTTTTGATAAATAAAGACGAAGAAGCTAAAAGAACTAATCTTTATTCTAGGGTTAAAAGGGAGGCTTTAAAAGCTTTCGATACACTTACACCAGAAGACATGAGAAGGTGTCTTAGGTTGTACGGACATAATGGAGACTCGATGAATAATGAAATACTTGAAAAAACACTGTTCGATATAGTAGAAGGTAATCCACAATCTTTCTTAGATAGATGGGTAAACAATGAGAAAAGAGATATCGAATCATTAATAGAACGTGCTATTTCCAAGAATATAATTCGCAGAAATAAAAACGTTTATATGTATGGCACAGATATCATAGGTCATAGTTTGGTAGAAACATCTTCTTTTTTAGAGGAACCAAAGAATCAAGATATCAAAATTGCTATAATGAAACAGTTAGAATCTAAATCTTTTATAGATACACCAATATCCAATGAACCAATAGAATCAATTGAACCAGTTGTAGAAAAACCGGTAGTTGATAGAAGGGGTGTTGGTATTGTAATAGATAGAAGAGGAAAAGGCTTTCAATCAGGAGATTGCAAGTCGTAAGGAATAAAAACAAAGTCTACAAGAATACTATTTAATGAATATATTAGAAATGCATCGGGCATTTAAGCTCGAACTAGATAAAACATCTGCTCTTGAATTACCAGCATTTGAACCAGAAGAAATTGATTTTTGGCTTAATATGGGTATCAGGAGATTTGTTAAAAATAGGTTTTCTAATAAAGATGGGTCATTAGGATTCGAGCAAGATATTAAAAGAATTGAAGACTTAAAAACTTTGATTGAAAGTGCTACTATTACTGGTGCTAGTTTAACAGTTGATCCTACAAGGGATTTTGTTTATTTGGCATCTTTAGCAGCATTGACTACTAAATGGTTTACATTGGGTGAAGAAGTAACAATAAGTTACGTAAAACTTGGTGAGGCATCTAATAGTACAAAAAGACAAGGTATAACAGAATGTACTGTGGATACATATAGATCACATTTAGATGATCCATATAGTGAACATAGATTACATTACGAAGAAGCAAAACCATTGAGACTTATTTATAAAAGTATAGTTGAATTGGTTACGGATGGTAATTACGAGATAACTAGTTATCACATTAGATATCTAAAAAGACCCGCGGAGGTAAGTTTATCTCTCAGTGTAGATTGTGATTTACCAGAGCATACTCATGATGAGATTGTAAAAATAACTGTTAATATGGCTTTAGAAAACATAGAACAGCCAAGATATCAATCGCATTTAAATGAGTTAAATAAAATTGAATAAAAAAAATAAAAAAACATGTTACAAAAGACATTTAAATTATTAATCGGTAAGGATATTAGCCGGGATGCACAGTGTGTTGATGGTGCAACAGTTGCAGTATGGTCTGCAAGCGATGCAATAGCCGATGGTGAAATACTTGTACTTGATAAAAATAAAAATATATTGGCAGCTGGTGCAGACGTGCTGGATTCCGATGTAATTTTTATTTGTCAGGGAACAGGTGAAACTTTCAATTATACAGAAGAAGACGGGACTGCTATTACAGGTAGTCGTAAAGCCATTTTTTCAGATCCTATTGAAGGAAAGAAAGTTAGAAATTATATAGCATCTCCGTATGTTGCTAAAGCAGAGCAGACCGCTACTATTGATTTTACCGGTCTTGTTCCTGTGGTTGGTACGGAATATGTAATACGTATTATATATAAAGATATGCCAGAACATCCTGGTCAGTTTACACAGACCTATAGGTATATATCTACTACTGCTACTTTGGCCACATGGCTAACTGCAGTTGTTGCTAAAATTAATTCTCATCCTGGACGTAGGGTACAGGCTACTGAAGCTGGTGCTGTCAGTTTGATACTTACGGCTCTTCCGAAACCGGAAAGTACAACTAGTCTCAACGACATAGATGAATTCTCTATGGTAGATTTTGTTGTAGTTGCTAATTATGTAAATTCAGATGGTAATTGGGCTACGATCCCATCTACTAGTACTGCAGTTACATATACAGGTGCTGTGACCGGGTCTGGAAACTGGGAGCAGGTTCGTGATCTCGAAAAGGCTCAACTTGGTTATGTTGGTGTTACTAATAGGACTCATTTTCCGGTTCTTATGCCAGACTTTTCTACAACTAAATCAGCTACATATAATCTCATTATCATAGAACACGATAAATCATATCTGTCTCCAGATAATCAATACAGGAAGGACGCTCCTTTAAAAACTATTATTGCATTTGTTGTTCCGTCAGCCGGTACACAACAGGATAATGTTTTAGATAGACTCAATCCATGGATGGAATCTGTTGGATTTGATAGTATTACATTCTAATTATAGGAGGAATTAATTATGACAAGAAAATTTTCTTCTAAAAAAACACAAAAGTTTGATATTAGCTTTGTTAACACTCCGTTAACTGCAGCTGGAACTCTTAGTTTTGGTACAATTCCAAAAGGTACGATGACCATTTGGCTTGAATATTTCAGATTCTAAAAACGAATGTAAATGCGGGCGAGTTTCAAAAGGGCTCGCCCTTTTTACTTAAAAAAATAATTAATGGCTTTATCATTATCTTTTAATGTAGTCGAACGTCTAGATAATTTATTATTAACTATTACTGACGATACGGGTGTTTATGATGCTATAACTAACACTACTGGTTGGGGGGCTCCTAATCCAGCAGTAACTGATATAGATGGTGTTACTCATACTCTAGAATTAGATATAGTATTGGTTACATCTAATAAAACTTCTACAACTTTTGATACTATAGATTTATTTACTATCTTTGCTCCGGGTGGAGGATTTGTTGATGTTACTGATTTAGTCTTTGAATTAGACTGTTCAATGTTACAAGTAGACGGCGTTGCGTTAGGAACATCGAGTTATGAATTTCCAGATGGGTTATATCAGGTTACTTATACTTATGATAAAGGAGAGGTTAGTGAAATAACTACAACATCTACTGTTTTATTGGACGGTAAGGTAGCAAATTCTTTATATGGATTATTAAGGGCTTTACCAGTTCAATATGAATGTGACGATTGTCACACAAAAGAGATTCTAGATATAATTTTTATGAAAACATATTTAGATTCCATACATGCTAGTGCTTATACGGCTAGAACAACATCTATATTAGATCAATTAGGAGTATTAGAAAGATTACTTAAGAATGTCAGCAGTTACAATTGGTAGTTTAGGATTAGTACCATCTATTACTATAGGCGGTATAGAACATGATATATTGCACCATGGCGGTGCATTATCTGTTCGTGTGGGTACACTTGGAGGTGGCCACGGTAATATTATTGCAGCGGGTGGTGTTACGGCAGCATCCACTGGTGTTATTGTATTTAGCAATTCCAATAATGTTAGTTTTGGATTAGTTGGTAGAACCGTTACTGCTACTGCTGGTTATCCAGATGCAGCTTTATCAGACCATGATCATGGTGGTATAGCAATCGTGTCAGGGTTAATAGGCGGTACTATAGGTTCAGATGGTTGGTCTCTTAGTATACCAGACTTTTTAACAACAGCCGCTTTATCAGACCATAGTCATAGTAATTATGTTGGTCTAAATACCTCTACTGTAACAATTGCTGGTACAAATGTAACTCTTTCAGCGAATACAAATGGTTTAACATTTGGTATTCCTAAATTTTTAACAACTGCTGCTGAAGTATCGCACATTCACGGGAATATGACTACTGCAAGTACTGCTGGTTCAGATATCAAATATACATCTGCTAGTAGTGGACTTACATTAGGTGTTCCTAAATTTTTAACAACTTATGGTGGTGGTGAAGACTTAACCCTAGGTGGTAATACTAGCGGAACATTGGTTTTAATGAATTCCGGTACTGTTACTATTGCTGGTGGTAATAATATTACATTATCTCAAGCTGGTAATGCTTTTACTATTAGTGGAGCAAATCAATCAACACATGATCATCCGTTTATAGCTAGTGAGAGTACTAGTGTATTTCAATATGGAAGTGATAGTACTCTTTTTCAACTTACTTCAGATAATAGTCTTTCTTTAGCTACAGATTATACAAGTCACACACACTCTTATATATCAGGATATACTGAAACACAAACCGCTATAAGCGGTATAGCTGCACAAGGTAGTACTTTTACTAGCGGTACAGTACATTTTTCAGCACAGTCTAATATAACTATACAAACTTATTTAGATGGTGTAAGTCAATATGTGAGACTTAGTGTACCTGATTTTGCCGGTACAACTACAGCTGGTACTAATGTTGGACTAACGGTTAACTCTCTTGGTATACGTGCATCTATTGATACTGCAGGTATGTCAATGCTTGGTGATGGTGCTAACTTTATTGCTGCTGGATCGCAGACTGCCGGTTCATTGGCAACAGTTTCATTCAATAATGCTGGTGGAGTATCGTTTGGAATGAGTGATAATTCTATAGTAACTGCAAGTTATACACAAAGTACCCATGACCACCCGTATTTAAATACTTCAAATAGTTCGTTATTACAACATACATCTGCTACTAGTGCAATAACTAGTAATGCTTTAAACACAAGTCAATCAAGTTTATTTCAACTTACGGCAGATAACAGTCTTTCTTTAGATACTGGGTATACTACTCATACACACGATTATCAAAGTACTGGAGATTATCTAACTACTGCGGCATTAAGTAATCACAGTCATGGTAATCCTACATTAGCTCTTACTAATTTAAGTGGAACAACTGCTTCTGCTAGTAATGGGTTTACATTATCATTATCCGGACCTGATGTTGGTGGTGCTCAGACGGGAATAAGTGGAATAGGTGTTTCTAATACTACTTATACTAGTGGTACTGTCATATGGTCTGCTCAGAATAATATTACAATAGGGTCTTCTGTGAATGGAGCTAGTCAATATGTAAGACTGAGTGTTGCTGATGCGATGGGAACAGATTATACTAGTCATACTCATGATTATCAGTCAACTGGTAATTATTTAACTACGCAACTTAATCAAGCCGCATCTGCTTCTAATGGATCATTCAGTTTTGAAACACTGTCTATGGGTTCAGCTGGAGTTACATTTTATACTAATGCCAGTGGCATACAGGGATCTTACAGTCAGTCAACACACGAACATCCCTATATAAATACATCAGACAGTACAGTATTCTTAAATACTGAGTATACCACTCATGATCATAGTCAATATATGAATACTTCTGAAAGAGATAATTATTACTATACAAGTACAATAGTTGATGCTAGTTTTAGTAATCTCTCTCTTGGTGGCAATTCAATATTTCTTGGTAATGATACAGATACAGACGTATACTATTTAAGAGGTTTAAATGATAAACCGTTTGTTTTTGGTGGATTACCATTTGGGACTGTATCAGATATTGATAATAATACTTACCAGGATGGCGGTTTCCAATATGCTAATCAATTATTGTCTGGAGATGTAGGGATTTATGGTGGATATGTTACTGGTTCTTCTGCTAAGGCTCAAGATATAGCCCTTGTAGCTGGACGTGCTGAGGGTTTAAGTGTATATGGAGGATCAATACATATAAATGCTGGAGATGCCTGGAATACATTGGCTTCTGGTGGAGATGTCTCTTTAGCTGGAGGAATGGCTTATGGATCTAATGGATCAGGTGGTAATATTATCTTAAGACCTGGTGGTGGAAGTACTATTTCAGGAGGAACAGATGGGTGTATTATTTTTGCAAATACTTTAGATGATGGGATTTATTTTAATTTAGGAAATATTACTAATGACAATTCTTTATATTTTCCAATAAACAGTGGAACATTAGCCCTAGAAGGAGATTTTATTAATACATCAGACGGTACAGTATTTTTAGATACAGGTTATACTACACATACACATACTTATGCTGATACCGCTCATTCACATACACAATATATTGGTTTACTAACTACTAATGTTACTGGTGCAGATGCTACTATAGATAACAGTAAATTTCAATTAGATATACCACAAGGTAGTTTGTATTATATAGATGGTAATGGTGTTAGTTTTACTGCATCGTCTAGTAGTTATTCTACTTCTATATATGCTTCTGTAAATGCTGCCGCTAGTGATCATACTCACGTATATGCTGGTACATCCTTTAGTACGGTAAGTACAGGTGGTACTGCTCTTTTGGGGTCTATGAATACAGCTGGTATGAGTTTGTCTGTACCCGCTTGGATAACAACTGCTGCAGGTGGTGGTATAGCTATAGGTGCTTCTAATACTACTTACACAAGTGGTACAGTGGTATTTTCTGCAGATGCTAATATTACAATAGGTACTACAGAAACTAATGGTATTCAATATATAAAGCTTAGCGCTAATATAAGTGGTGATACAGCAGGTGATGGGGTTAATATAATAGCTGCTGGTACACAGACAGCTAATTCAACAGGTACTGTTGTATTTTCTAATAGTAACGGTGTATCATTTGGAATGTCTAATAATTCTATTATTACGGCTAGTTATACTCAGAGTACTCACGAACATCCATACCTTAATACATCTCAGAGTAGTCTATTACAACATACATCAGCGACAAGTGCTATTACATCTAATGCATTAAACACATCTCAAAGTAGTTTATTGCAACATACCAGTGCTACTTCCGCAATTACTTCTAATGCACTAAATACTAGTGTATCTGGTAGTTTTCAGTTAACCGCAGATAATAGTCTTTCATTGGGTACGGCCTATACTACACATACACATTTATATCAATCTACAGGTAACTATCTTACAACAGCTGCACAGAGTAATCAGGTTGTAAATAGTTTTAACGGTAGTACAGGTCAGATAAGTTTAGCTACTGGATCTAGTTTAAGTTCTTCTCAGAATGGAAGTTCAATAACTTTAGGTTTAGCTTCAAATATTTCAACTGCATGGTCTGCTAATGCTAGT